TAATTTTTTCAATATTATTCCTTCGAAAATTAGCAACGTTATTTTTAACGCAACTTTTACATATATTTAAGTAACCGTCACGCATGGCTTTATGTTTGTAAAACTCTGAAATTTGCAACAATTTGTTACATTTTCTACAGGTTTTTTCCATGAGATTAGAAAGGAACTTCGTCTGTGTTGACAGAGCAGGGCGCTGTGTTAGGGGGTTCCTGCTGCATCTGTACCTTGGGCAAGGTGGGTGATGCTTCAACTTTCTTAACAGTTTCTTCAGCTTTCCCTGCCTCCAGGTCTACTAGCTTTTTGTGCTTGCCGAACGCAGCGTAGAGGCCAGAACGGACCCGGATCTGGTACATGCCACGCTGGCTACCGTCTGGGGTAGTCCAGGTGTTATACCTTAGGACACCTTCCACACTCACCTGGCGCCCGACATGAAGCATCTTGTCCAGGCGACGCGCATCCTCACTCCAGCTTTCCATGCGGAAACTGAGGCTGTCATCCCAGCCGTGGTTAAGAACCATCTGCGCTGGGGCCGAACACATTACAGTAAATGTGAACAGGTCCTCCTTCGTTTGTTCGGGAATGTAGCCGACGCTACCGGAAATATTTACCCGGTTTATCTGGAGGTTCTTGTCGTTCACCAAGGCAAACGGCTGGTTTGGTACGACGTACATCTTGTAGTCCTGCCGATTCGGGTAGATCCGACCGCTTATCAAAAGGCGAACACCAGGTTGAAAGACATCAAATGTCTCACCGGCAGCTCGGTTGGGGACCACCAGAACAGGGACATCACTGCCGGACTTACCGACTTTAGGGATTTGGAACTCCATGAAGCGGAGACCATTGTCCATGAATCGCTCACCCGTGTAGGTGCCGATTCCTAAGAAAGTGTTCATGATTGTGTGTGAAGGTCAGCTTGCATCAATCGTTTGGTACTCTACCCCAGCTTCGGCAAGCATTTTGCTGGCCAGGATAAAATTTGACAACCACCTGGTAGGGATGTCGTTAGCAGTGCTTACATAAATGGAGTCAATGCCAGCGTTAATAAGTACAGCAGCACAGCGAGAGCATGGATTGAAAGTGATGTAAGCAATAGCTCCTTCAGTACTGACACCGTGAAGAGCAGCAGTTGTGATTGCATTGATCTCAGCGTGAACGGTCATTTCATACTTTTGTTCCCGATCCATTAAGCGATCAAAGCTATCGCTAATGCCTTTAGGGAAGCCGTTGTAACCAGTGGAGATTACACGTTTGTTTTTTACAAGAACGCAACCAACTTTTGTTGATGGATCCTTACTCCATTCAGCTACTTCGTGAGCGAGCTTGATAAATCGCTCGTGCCAACGGTGTTCATCAGCATTCATTTTGCAAAAGCCGCTTCAAGGCGGTCAAGAATGGTGTCTTCAACGGCCACCTGGCGTGTGATCAAGACTTGAATAAGATCAGTAAGATCGTCACTCATGTCTTGGAGTTCTTCCAAAGTCATGTCATGTAGTGACGCTTTAATAGCGCTGATCCGTTGGGGTTGCATGGTGTGTGCTTAAGAGCGTGTCCAGTGTACTAGGTTTTGGTAGGATGGCAAGAGAAGAAAGTATTAAGTAGTGTCGTACACGAAACCAGAACTTCGTGAGCGAATTAAAAAACGCATCATGGAAGGCTCTAAGGGTGGTAAACCGGGCCAATGGTCAGCGCGTAAGGCGCAACTTGTAGCGCAAGAATATGAAAAAGCAGGTGGCGGTTATACGAGCAGTAAAAATGAAGGGCAAAAATCTTTAGAAAAATGGGGTAAAGAAAAGTGGCAAACAAAAGACGAGTATGAAAAAAGATCTAAAGCTAAAACAAAGGCTAAAGCTTATAAGGAATCAAAACAATGACTGCTGACAAAGCAATTCAATCTGGCTATACTAAAAGGTATCTTCCAGAGAAAGCGTGGGCCTCTTTATCTAAAGAAGAAAGGGAGAAAACCGATCGTAAGAAACGTGCAGGCAGTAGAGAAGGGAAACAATTTGTTTCAAACACTGAAAAGGCAACCAAGGCAGTACGATTAGCTAAGAAACATAAAGCAAAAAACAAATGAACACGAAAACAAAAGCTTTACTTAACAAAAAAGTAAGCCAGGTTTCTGATAGCTGCCCTACAGCTACTCATGACATCAAGGAAAACATTAAGAACCGCAACTGGACCATTGATAATTTTGGGTATGGTCCATTGAATCCAGATCATCCGGACCCTGGTTTTTGGGATGAAAAAGCAGAGATGTGGCATACCGATGTTGCCACGGCGCAGACTGCTCGGTGTGGTAACTGTGCAGCATTTGATCAGTCGCCAAAGATTATGGATTGCATTATCCAAGGGATCAACGAGCACTCTGCTGCAGATCCACGTGCCGTTGAAGATTTAGCTGATCTTGGTTATTGCCAGCTGTTCAAGTTCAAATGTGCTGGGGCCAGAACCTGTGACGCATGGTTATACGGTGGCCCAATCACAGCTTAGTGCGTTTGTTCCCAGTTCTGACCAACTCTAGCTTCACCAGTCATAGGACACTTTAAGTTAAAGTATTCACCAGACTTACGAAACGAATCAATAGCTAACTCCTTATAAAGATCGACATATTCAGGTCTAACTAAAGCCTGGTATTCGTCGTGTACGTGTGCAACAAATCCCCAATCTTTACCAAACTTCAACCCCCTGGTGGTGAGATCATCATAAAGGATTGTTGTAGCTTTCTTTACTGTGACTGCACCCGTGGATTGGAGCAACTGATTAAGGGCTGAGTGTTTAGAGCGAATTTGTAACCTGCGCCCATCAATACCAGAAAGGTAGCCGCGTTTATCAACCCTCTCATCGATAAGATCTTTGAGCTTTTTAATAGCTGGTAGGTTCTTATAGAAAGTGTCAATTGTTTTTTTGCCGATACGATATTGCTGATCTTCTGTTCCACTAGGGTCAACAATGGATCCAGTTTTCCTAGCGCCACCACCATACAATATGCAATAAATAAGCCGTTTCGATAGATCACGGGTTGCTTTTTCTATAGGAGAATCAGTACTATAAATACCGAAGAGACGAGCATTATGAGTATGAATGTCGAAACCATCCGTACTAACAAGTCGTGCGTACTCGCCTCCATCAAAGTAGGCAAGCCAAGCTCCAAGCGCTCGGAGTTCCAATCCTGATGCGTCCGCGCCAACTAGCTTCCAGCCATCCGGGGCATAAAAAAGGCTACGGCACTCAGCACCATAAGCGTGACCGACGCTAGGCACCTGAGCCATGTTCGGACGCTTGTGAGAGCAGCGCCCAGAGACGCAAGCATTAGTAACCACTTCTCCATGAATCCGTCCATCACCGTAGACTTGGCAGTGTTTAACCCAGCCTTCCTTCCCGTCTGCAATCTGCCCAATTCGTTTGTTAAGAAGTTGATACCTGGCTAATAGTTTAGCTTCAGGATATCTGTCTCCCAACGCCTCCAGGACATCGTCATCCACCTTAGGATTACCTTTATCCGTGGAAGCGAACGTGATCTCCGGGTACAGCGCCCTAAGTCTTTCGGCTGTCTGCTGGCGAGAAGCTGGATTAAAGACTGTAACTTTGTCCTTGAGCTGGCGGCCCGTCTTAGGGGAGATCCTGCTCTCCACAACAGGTGGGAATACATCTTGGAGCTGTTCGTCGATCTCAGAACGCTCAGCTTTGAGGGTGTTAACCAGTGCGAAGGCCGCCTTTTCATTGAAAGGAAATCCAAATTGCTCTTGCTTAGACATGACGATAGCAAATTCATGCTCCAGTTCCAAGGAACGAGGATCAGGATTCTGAGATAGCATGTACTTGTAAAGGGCGTCGGATACTTCAACGTCTCCTTCGCAGTAGGTCTGCATACTGGCTGACCACTCAGCCCAAACATTTACTACTGTGGGATCCTTTTTGGCATTTTCTGTGAATTTGATCTTGGCAACACCAAGACGTTCACCCCAAGCGGCAAGGGAGTGTCTCCCCATGTATTTTGGTTCGATGTGACTCCACCTGGCGCGGTCAACAGGCTCAAGCTCAGGCCAAAAGAGGCGACTGGTGATAAGAGTGTCATAAAACTGACAAGTCGGCTTTAGTGCGAGGCCACTATATATCTTTTTTAAAGCTGGAACATCAAATTTTATTATATTGTGACCTATCAATAGATCAGCTTCGCTTATATAATCAAGTGCTGTTTCAAGCGAATGGTAACCTGGTTGATCGGCACAGCTAATTACCGTACCATCCTCAACATTTTTAAGGACAATACAATGGACCTTTGTCATCTGTGGAATCAATCCGTCAGATTCAAGGTCCAAAATGTATTTTGACATTAGAAAAATTTGTTATACAACCGAGCGATGTTGCAGACTTCTGTAGTCTTAACAACATCTTTATGATCTGAAGCGATTAAACGCTTCAAAACATTTTTTGCTTCTGTCAAATCATGTAAACACAGCGCATTGTTAAGTACTTTTGTACTATCAATAGAAGCCATGAACAAGGTTTGCTTATCGCTAGACAAGCATACCACTTGAGTCAAGTCAGGGGAGCATAGGGAGTATCCACGATGCATGGCTCAGTCTCCCAGTGATTCCTTGTTAGGGATGCTGCGCATCAGGAACAGATCCAGTGCAATGTGTACCAGGATCGGTGCCATCTTAAATGCAGCTGGGGGCAGACCACCGAACAGTGCCGATAGCTTGTCAATAAGATCGCTTTGATGCAAGATTTGAAACTCAACGCTGAGCATTTGAGCTACACTAAGGATGAAATCATCAAGGTCTTCGTCCTGGTGCTTCAACTGTTCAACGATTTCCCAGAGTTCTGGATCGTGTTGTATTAACTGAATGAGTTCTTCCATTCATGAGTTACCGAGTTAGCCGCAAGTGTACAAGCACTTCATTTACGGTTGGTGGGCAACTGTGCAAAGTTTTTTTGACACCAGTAAATGAGTACCGGCCAGGGTTTTGGCTTTGGAATGTAGGGTTTGCTGTCGGTAAGTCAAGAAGACAACTCAATGATTGGAACAAAGGACGCCGTAACAAGAGGCGACGTTCAATAGCCAACCGCTTTGTCGGCACTTCTGGAATAAAAACCATATCCAAAGGATTTAAAACCGTTCTTCAGATACGGTGGACAATCCAACCTGGCGATGCAATTGTGCTGGACTGTACTTCCAAGGATCCGGAGAAGCAATTCAAGACTTGGATGAGGTGGGCACCTTCAAAAAAACATCCAGAGTGGACAGTTGATTTTGAAGCCAAAGAGTTTTACTGGTACCGACCTCCGTATCCCAGTGATCCTGTATGGAATCAATTCAGGATTACTGGAGTCATTCCTGAAGATCCTCTTGACAATACTGCTGAGAGTCGTTACTACGACTGCTTTCGGGTGTGGCCAAAACTTTCACGTCAGCAAGTCTCTCCTTGTACTGCTCTATCCATGTCCCAAATATCTGATCTATTAAGCCAGGCTCTAAATAGTCAGCCATTACCTTGATACCGACTTTCAAAGCTTCTTTAGAAGGTTCAGTGTCTTGCTCTAAGAAATCCAACAGAACTGCTGACAGCCACTTGTTTGGTTCCTTACTAGGATCGATGTAAGGCATCATTTTTCAAGAGAATGCGGCTATCATATGTTTGGCCCGAAGAAGAAACGCGTCAAGGCCATTTACCGGGGCACTTCAGTTTTAGCGTTTTCCTGGAGTGGGCAACTGACGGACTGTGCCGCTGATCACGGTGCAGTCCCACCCCATTAAGTTTTAAAAGAAAGTGAGTGCTCAGCATTAGAGCATTAACTAGGTGCGGCCCAGACTCACTTGCTTTGATGGAACCCCCCGGGCCTTCAATCCGAAGGGTAGGTGCAGTCATTGACGAGGATGACTGTAGTTAACCAGTGGCCACTGGGGTCTGATCAGAACCAGTGAAACACTAACATGATTTCTCGGTCTTACGTCTGCCAGGTGGGGGCTGGTGCAGCTGCCGAGTGGTCCGATCTTAGCTGCTGAAGGCGGCTTCGGCAATGATTGGAAATTGTTCCGTGAAGATTGTTTTAATTTCCTTAGCAATCACCTGGTGCTCTAGCTGAGTCCCATGCGCCTCACGAAGAGAGATGTAATGGATCCAGCTACGGAGAGTTCCATTCATGTAAAGACGCGTCCGAGAAGACAAGGGAAGCACGTTACGGGCACACTCTTTAGCCACGCCGTTGCTGACCATTTCACGGTAGAGGTGCTCAGCATCCTCAAAGAGTTGGCTGATGCGCCTGTAGTAGGTGCCTACTTCTTCAGCAGTCAGATCATCGATAGAGTTCTGTCTGTTTTTGAAGTCCTGGCGCCTAAGCTGCGGTATTTCAGCTGAACCCATAGCCGCCACATCTGCGTAACGCTGAGAAAATTCTTGAAATGAAAAGCTTCTGTGACGTAGTATCTGTGCAGAGATGCCACGCGTCGTTTGAATTTCGACGCACATGTTACACATCTCAAACGGACTCCAGTGCTGGTGCTTGATCAGATAACGAAGTAACCGAGGAGCAGTCTCCATGTTTGATTGATTCTCTGGCGCCGAAACTCGCGCCATCTTCGTAATCAATTCTTCAGCATTGGGAGTGACGTGGACTAAATCAACAGTCATGGCGCAATAGAGTTGCAGTAATCAGCTTTAACGCCGTCAAGCTCAGACTCTAAACAGAGTCGCATCTGAGCGTGGAGGCTAGGAGATGTTAGGTGGTCCCACTGTACTTGAACGTAAGGAGTTTTTCTTCCTGTACGCGTGGTTTGATATTTGTAACCAAGGACAGTTCCCAGACGTTGCGTGCGGTACTGAGCAATTCGTTCACTGGTTTCCTTGTTGTTGACCTGGATGTAAGTTGCCTTTGGCTTTTCGGCAACCCGATCACCTTCTTGAAACTTAACAATGGAAGCCGGTTTAGACATGAGCCCAGGATTTGCGGTTGACGATTTTAAATACTGTATCTTTATGGATGCCAAAATGTTTAGCAATCTGTATATACGTCTGCTTATTAGAAGCAAGCCTTCTAATTTCAAGAACGTTTGCCTCTGTTAATACAGAAGTACCATTATTTTCTCCTTTAAATCTGCAGTTAACATGTTGAGGAACTCTAGGAATTGCGCCGCGTTTTAATACAGCATATTTTTCAATTGTTTTATAACGAGAGTTGCAATCTAAGCAGCGGCAGTAACGCCAAGTTTCAGTTAACTTATGCGTAGTAACAGTGACTTTAGTGTTTAAACTGTTGCAAGATCGGCACTTCATGGACGACTAGGAAGTGAAGGTACAGGGGGCGGAGATTGCGCTGAATCAGTAATCAAAGGAGAAGGTTGATTACCAGGCGGAAGCATTGCTGGACCTGGAGTCTGCTGTACCTGGAGC